AGGAGCGTTATCATCTGAACCACCAGAAAGTGAATCAGAAATAACAGCACTTACAGTTGTAAAGGCGTTTTGAGCAGCTATTGTATTACCAGCTTCTGTTAAAGTAGATTCATGGCCAATCCACCAAATATACTTAGAGTTATTGTTAATAACATCTTTATAATAATTTGATGTACCATCATCTTTCTTTGCATCAGAACCCTGTGATACATATGCAAATGTTTCTAATACTGTATTAACAGTACCTGATATAGCACCATCTTCATCAACTACTACAATGTGTAGTTCGTCGTCAGATGATGATTTACCTAAATCACTTGCATAATTTGATGTACCAGGAGCAGAATCAAAGTTACCAGCATATGCCCAGCTAGAGAAACCTCCGCCGGGTGTACATACTTCAACTTTTAAACTGTTACCTAATTCACCAGGATATTTAGCAGCCCAAGGTCCTTTACTGGACTGTGAACCGTCAGCATAATTATTTTCGTAGTCTTCATCGTTTTTGATGAGTTGTCCTGAACCATCAACGGTCGCGTTATCGTGACCACTGGCTGCACGGACTACTTTCAGTGCGTTTCCATACTTTAAGAATGACGCAGCTACGAGAAAGTATTTTGCAGTATTGTTGTCTGGTGTTCCAAATTTCTCAGCGAGTTCTGATTCAGAACCTACTGTTACTATTTCTTCGACCGGACCCCAATTAAAAGAACCAACAAATCCACCTATTGAAGTTGAAACTGCTGGTACTACTCCGGTAGCATCGATCTCTTTGATCTCTACGCCGGGTGATACTTGAAATGCCATCGCTTTATCCTCTATTTATTGAGTTAGTTAATAAGTTACACATAATACGAATCTTCAATACTATTATTTATAAATATATGTATCTCATCAATGATCACTATTATCGTTTCTTAATGCAACATCACTTACAATAAATAATCTATCAGGATGTACTGAAACTCTAAATTGTGTCATTGTTTTTCTATTGACTAACATTTCAGAAGCTGTATCTTTCTCTGTTAGCCCTATTTCTATTGTGTATTTACGATTGTTAAATGTAATTCCGTGTTCGATTACTGGTCTTTTATCAAATGGTTCTCCACCTCTACTTGGTTCTGATATATCAACTATTTCACTCTTAAATGTATGACCATTCTTCTTCCAAATTGCAATATCACCATCAACATCTACACTATCAACATGTAACATAGTTGCTGATGCTGAGTTACCAGTATCAAATTTAGCTCGTATTGGATTTTCTTCCATACCATCTAATATAATACTTTCAATATAACCTACTTCTTGTCTCATAAATGGTCTACGTCTTCGTTCTGAACTAAACCAATTTAATATGATATCTAATGTTTGTTTATCTGTAATTTTCTTTGTATGAGTACCATCTTCTATATTATATCCCATAAAATGAGATCGTATTCCTGGTGAACCATTGACTTCAATTACATAGAAATCTTTTCCTACTTTACAGTGATCAACTCCACAATATGCTGCTCCTGTTGCTCTTGCTGCATTTATAACTAAATCTTTTTCTCTTTCTGATAAGATATAAGGTACAGTTTCAGCTCCTAAATGAACATTATTTCTAAACTCGTCTTTCTTTACTTTGATTCTTTCAGCACTTGCAACAATTTTACCATCAACCAATAATGTTCTTATATCAGATTTTAAATCAAAGTATTCTTGTATTAATAAATCAGCATTAAACTTCCAGAGTGATTGAGCTACCGATATTAAAGATGCCATATCATTCACCTTTGAAACACCTACACCCTGAGTGCCCTTCAGTGTCTTCAGAATCACCGGAAATTTTCCACCTATATTGTTATGGGCCTGTTCTATTGATTTAACATTGTTTATAATCGATGTTCTTGGTACTGGAATGTTGTTTCTTTCTAATGCAATAATATTTGACATTTTATTATCGCAAAGAAGCATGCTCTCTAAATCATTTACTAGAAAGAATCCAATTGTTTGTAATGATGACACTAATGATTGAGCAGTAAGAGATTTAATTGCTCCAGCTCTTACAAATACTAAAGAGTTATTTACTAAAAGGTTTATATCTTTATCTTTACCATCAATATTATGAATCACTACTTCGCCAATTTCAACATCCTTTGAAGCAATATAAGCTTCATCAACATCGATCATCGTGCTCTTCATTCCATACTTAGATACAAGCTCTTGCATATGATCAGCAAAAGTACCTTCTTCGTCTCCAAGACCAAGTATTACGACATGAAGATCTTTCATTGGAATCTCTTCGTGATTATCTTCTGTTAAAAATTTTGTGAACCCTTCCATTCTACCTCTAACCAGACGTTTCCATCAGCGTCTTTTGTATATTTATCCTCTTGATAACTACCACTTTCGACAAAGCCAAATGGTAGCATATCATCTTGTATAGCCTTTAATCTTTCTTTATATAACATATCTTTCATATCAATATTTGTTAATGATTGAAAGACATCAGTTGTTGTGAACCAAGCAAATAATACTAAGTTCATCATTAAGTCATCATGATTTGGCGCAATTGCCTGAAAGGTATTTCCTCTACTAACAAATGTGCTCATTTCAATAATCGTTTGTGCATCATGTATAATAAGCTTATTTTGTTCTATTAAGTATTTGATACTTGAACAGCCAATTCTTTTTATACGTCTTGTCATTGTTGCACCAAGAGCATTTGCTTTGATACTTGATTCTACAAACATATTTTCATACTCTAAATCATAGTATAGACCATTACAAACCACAGCACCTTGGTCATTACTTTCAATAACAACATATGCATTATTATATGTAGTTGCATATTTGTATACAATATCAGGTAAGAGCATTGGAGATATATTATTATCTCTAAATACACATACCTGCTCAAAAGGTTTTTCAGTTACATCAATAATTGTAAATGTACTATAATCCTGATTACGACCTTTTGATACATCCACTGTCATTACATATTCATGGTCATCCTTTGGTTGTTCATATATAAAGACATTTTCTTTATAAAACTCAGGATCTCTACTTTGTTGAGCTAATAAATAATTAGCACCAATGAGAGTATTTCCTCTACCATGAAATGTATTACCAAACTCCTGTTCAAATTGTAATTCAGAAGTATTGTTTATTGTTTCCTGTTTCCACTTCTCATCACGTCCTGGAACATCCCACCAATCAACTCTAAAAGGTTTAAATTCATTTGTTCCCTGAACTGCACCTTCCCATAGTTTATGATATACATTACCTATCCCATTTGCTGTTGATGTAATCACAATTTGTGTTTCTTTACCAGCAGATACTACAGGATAAGTTGAAGTATAAAACTGTGCATCATTTTCAACAAATGCAAACTCATCAAGGAAAAGTAAATTAATGGATAAACCCCTAATTGAACTTCCTGATGTAGCCGAAGCTATTATCTTCGAATTATTACTAAATTCAATACTTCCTTTATTTAAAGCCTTACAACCTGGTTGAAGAAAGAATGGAAGATTTTCTAGTGCAAGTGTTATTCTTGCTAACATTTCTCTTGCAACTGCACCTTTGTTTGCAAGAATTGCAATTGTTTTCTCAGGGTGAAAACATGCATACCATAAGAGATATACAACCGATGAAATGGATTTACCACTTTGCCGACAAGCAAGAACAATACTAAAACGATTATCTTTAAAATGTTGAAACATTTTTTCTTGATAAGGATATAAATCAAATGGTACTAATCCCTCATCAAGTGAGATGATCTTAATATAGTTACGAGCAAAGTATGCAGGATCTGACATACACTTCTGATACTCAAGAATTTCTTCTTTTGTAAAGGAAGTTTCTACTCCGTCTCGTTTGACATTCGGATTACCTAAGTAACCGAATTCATTATTCTTGACTCTCTGCATCGATTACATTATCCTTGTTTAATAACATTCTTTGTAAATCTGTAGTACTACCTACAAAAACATTATTATTTGTCACACTCTTCGCTTCTTCTCTTTCTTCTTTAGTCAAATCTTTTTTCGTCTTTTGCAAATCCATAAGATTCTTAGTAACATCACCTAGGTTCTTAATTGTTTGCGAAAGTACTTCAAAGGCTCTTGGATGCTCTGATTCACGAGCTAATTCGGCCAGTACATCCATTGATCTTGTACCTGTATATATTAAATCCTTATATGTTTTACGAGAGAACTCATAATCATCTTTCACATCTTTATCAATTTGAATAGGTCTATTTTGTTTTACTGTTGGCAAATTCTTTTCTAAACTTGCCATCATTTTCTCTTTCTTTTCCATATTAACTTATTGTGGTAATCACAGTATAATCATCATCTTCATCTGCTGTTGATGGATCAATAGTGATATCCATATTTTCCAATATATTAGCACCTGCAGTATCTTCATTAAAATCAATATTGATTTCTCGGATCACACCTTGGTTACTTGTTGGTCCATAGAACTTCATTTTCATTGTAAAGTCTAGTTGATATATCAGGACTCTTCGTTCTGTAAATTCACCCTCGTATTGATCATCAATAGAAAGATCATTTAATATTATTGCAACATCTTGTTTATGATCCCAGCCATCAATTGGCTTGATAGTCACACTATATTCTGGCGTAAAGTACGGGAGTATCTGTTCGACTACTTGTAATCCATCGTCTTGATTTTTTGCCATAATATAGAGTGACATACCAATATCGTAAGAAGTAAAGTGTTTAATTGTTTTCTTTTTTGTTACATCAGAAGCATGTAATTCAACAACTTGATTGCGTTTTGCAAGTTTCTGTGTAGAATCAATTGAGAGACCTGTAATCTCAAAAGCCATTCTTGGAAGTTTAATTGCCATAGGAGCATCAAAACCAGTCTCTTGATCTAAACGTGCTAGGAACTTTTGTTTTGGTCCATAAGCAAGAGGTACACGCACTTGATTTAAAACACTACCATCAGATGCTTTTCGTATAACTTTTAAATTATTAAATAGTGTACCAAATACAGCCACTGATTTTCTCATTGTTGCGTGATAGAAATGATCTCCAAACATTAGTATGTCTCCGATGGATCACCAAATGGATTTGACTCTGAGAAGTCAATAAATCCATCTGCATCTATTTCAAAGTCAACATTCTGTGCAGCTTCGTCTGATGCCCAGGCCTGACCTGTGGTATCTGTTAAATCACTATATATTGTAGCAATAGTACCTGTATAACTTGTTGTTCGACCTGTAATTGTACCATTAACGCTAAAATCTTTTGCCTCTGTTGTACCAGAAGCTCCAATATGTCCTACCCATATTTTTGAAAGTATATCTGATGTTTTTGTTCTTTGTAGTACTTCACCAAATACTTTAACT